TTCAAAGAAGTTTAATTGAAGTCAAACCATTAAAACAAACACAAAAACCTAACATGAGACCAAAACGAAAAACAAAGAATTGGTTAAATGAGGTTATGACATATGGAATTAATCAGGCAAAGTGGAAGGCTGCTGAAGAATACTGTGAAGATCGTATGTGGAAATTTCAAATACTCACAGAAAAGGAACTTGGAATATGATCGGATTCAAAAATGCGTCAGGACCAATCTTTGAAAAAATACAAAAAGATGCTGCTGGTAAAAAGAGAAGTAGAGAGTGGTATAGATCATCGTTGATCAAGTATCTGGATGAGATTCCTGAGAATGATGAAAATCCTGATGATGGATCAAGAGAAAATAATGTTCAAGTTGGTGAAATGTATTTTTTCACCTATACTGCAAAATTTCCAGAAAGATATCCATGGTATGATTCTTTTCCCTTAGTGTTTGTCACAGAAATTACGAAGGAATCATTCTTGGGTGCAAACTTACATTACTTATCACCTACAATAAGAAGTGGATATGCTCAATCGTTGATAAATAATGAAGACGGTGTAATCGTTCCTAATAAAACGATTCATAGATATTTGTTCAGTCAAATTTCTTCTTCTTTTAGTAGAGTTCCACCTTCCGATTATATTGGAGTGTCTGTTCTACCGACAGAAAAATTTGTTGATAAAACCGGAGATGACATTTTAAGTAGAAAAATTTGGAGAAGTTAATTAAATGAAAACATTCAAAACCTTTGTAGAATCTGCAACAGGATCTGGTACTTATAGTGGAGCTTCTGCACAAGAAGCAGGTGAAAGAAGAGCTGAAAAACTGAGAGATAAGGTTGGAGATGTTGCATTCTCTCCAATCAAAAAAGGAACAAATCTCGTAAAAAGAAAAATAGACGATATAAGAAAAAAATCAAAAGAAAAGAAAGAAACTAAATCCGAACCCAAAGATAGCAAGTAAGGATGAAAAATACTCAAACCTTTAACGGACAATTTGGTGTTTTGGATGACAATGATAACTTGTTAGCCATTTCTGATGGAAAGAAATACTTAGATGCATCTGAAATTGAAAACAATTCTGAATTAAAAGCATCTGTATTCAAAATGCAAAACAATGTTCCCTTCACAATATCTAATGATTTTGCGGTAAATCTCAGTAATGCTACAGTAAGGTCTAAGTTTGTTAAACAAAAAAATATAGACATTTCTACTCAAGAAACTGCTGCAAATATAAATGCTGCTGGAAAAAATAAACAATCCGGATTTGCAGTTTCTAAAGATGTTTATACAGAACCTACTGAAGATAGAAACTTTGGTTCATTGGCATACCCTATAGATGCTGACTACAGTAATAAGGGTCAAGATTATTTACTAATAGAACAGTTTGAATACAAACCACCTAGACAGGCATTATTCAGTTCTAGTTTTTCTGATGTTTTGACTGGAGGAGTTACAACAGGATCTCCTATTAAAGAAAAACCAAGAGGAACTGTTAGACTTCCTATTCCTTCAGGAATTTCTGATACAAATAGTGTTAATTGGAATGGTTCTGCAATGGGTCCTGCAGCAGGTGCGGGTATTGCTGCTGCCACGAAAGTTGCCGATGCTGTAGCATCTGCTGCTGGAGAAGCACTTAATAGTAATGGAGTTATGGAGGGTATGTCTGCATTTACAGGATCTTTGCTTAATAGTACTGTAAAAGGTTCTGAACAAGTAAAGTCTGCTCTTCAAAGTCCTGTTCTAGGGGATGTATTAAAAAGGCAACTAATTGCCTCTGCTCTTCAAGCAGTTAATATTAATGTTTCTGCCGAAGAACTTCTTGCATCTAGTTCTGGGAGAATTACGAATCAGAACTTAGAATTACTATTCAGTAGTATGAATTTGAGACAATTCAACTTTGCATTTGAAATGGTTCCAAGAAGTCATGAAGAAGCAATAATGGTCAGAAAAATTATTCGTTTCTTTAAGCAAGGTTCTTCACCTAAAAAATCTGCTTTAGGCAGTGGAAATTCATCATTCTATATAAAAACTCCAAATGTATTCCGAATGGCATACAAAAAAGGAAATGATTATATAAAAGGATTAAATAAATTTAAAATATGTGCTTGTCAAGGTGTATCTGTAAATTATGCTCCTAATGGATATTCTTCTTACCTTTTGGATTCTCAACCAGTTACTGTAAGTTTAGCATTAGGATTTACTGAACTTACACCAATATTCTATGATGATTATGAAGATGCTCCAGACCATCTAAAACTTCCATCTTTCGATGTAGACGACGTAGGATTCTAATGTACTTATCAAACTTACCTAATTTACTATATCCATCCTTAAATCCAAGTTTTAATTCATCATCAGATGTAGATGAAGTTAAAAACTTTTTTGTTAGGGTATCTATTAATGAGGATATTTTTCAAAATGTCAATCTTTATGAAAAATATAAAATTATTGGTAATGATAGACCTGATAATGTAGCAGAAAAAGTTTATGGAAATCCTGATTTAGATTGGTTAGTTTTATTAACTAATAATATTATTGATTTTTATAATGAATGGCCTATGAGTGATACTGAATTTTATGATCATCTCACTCAGAAATATGCAGGAAAAAATTATAATGACACCATATATTATGTCACTCAAGAAATCCGAGATAGTTCAAATAGAATTCTCTTAAAAGGAGACCTTAGAGTAGATTCGGATTTTACTTTTTATAATCCAGAAAAACAAGTAACAACAAATCCAGTGGTTGCTAAAAGTTATTTTGATTTTGAACAACAGGAAAATGATAAAAAAAGAAGCATATTCCTACTGAAAAAGGAATATGCTTCTGAAATTGGAATTTCTAATCTTGAAACTTTATTCTATGAAAAAACTAAGAAATTCGTTAATAAAACACTTAGAGAAGCTTAATTTTTAGCAATTCCCCAAGTAGCAATTACAACTAGTGTAAAGATTACTAGTGCATAGAGAAAAACTTCCATCAACTATCGGCAAGTCGTTGGAAATAACTCAGTGTCTCATCTTCATCTTCTGATGAAGATGTGATGTCTGGATCGTTAAAACCACCACCACTACTACTGAGGGAATTCAGTTCATCACGCATTGATTGAGGCATTGGATTTGAATCACCACGACTCTCACGACGGAATTCTTCTTCCTCTTCAATAGTTTCTTGATCTTGGAACTTAGGAGTTCCTTTGTTACCAAGAACATAATCAAGACGTTTTTTCAGATCCTCATAGGTCTTGAATTCACCCGCATCAAGGAATGGTGCTAGTGCATACTGTTTTTTCCAGATTGCTTCCATAGCATCATCATCGTCCAGCAAAGGTGCCTGACGTGAGAACTCAGAAGAATCATAGTTCCAGTAACCTGCAACCTTCTTGATCTTCAGTTTGAAGTCAGCACCTTCCCAGAAATCAAAGGGGTTGATAGGAGTCTCATCTTCAAACTCAGGTTGCATAGCACCCATGATCTTGTCAAAGATCTTCTTGCCAAACTTATAGAGGAACACACGACCCTCGTTCTCAGGATTGGCAGGATCCTTTACGACATAGATGTTTGCATAGTAGGAGAGTTTACGTTTACGAGAACGGGCAAGTTCTTTGTTTGCATCGGAACCAGAATTCCATAGTTCACTGTTGGACTCACAAACGGGACACTTACCACCAACAGAAGTTAGACAGTTCTCAATCAACCATCCACCAGAACTTTGGAAGGCATGATTGTATACCTTTGCCCAAGGAAGTTCTTCACCTTCAACTGCAGGAAGGAAACGAATTACAGAATAACCGTTACCAGATTTGTCAACCTGGGGTTTCCATAGACGGTCATCAGAATTAGGATTGCTATTCAGTTTTTCTACTTCCTTCACCAGTTTCTGGGTGAGGGAACCAAGTTTGGATTGTTTCTTTAGATCGGAAAATGACATTTAGATTTGGCCTGTGTAAATTGGATTACTTGGATAGTATAACGAAAAAGGACTCTGCTGTCAAGTGGTTTTTCAGCAAAGTCCTAGTATTTATTTGGTTTTTTTCTTGACCCTCCTCAAGTGTCGGTCAGATGCTGGATCAGTGATCAGGGTCATTCCTGATTTGGTAAATTCTTTGCTCTTATCGACTGGTGAGTTTGCCATCTGTTTCTCCTAGTAGGTTAAACAGAACTTTTTAAGGGGTTGCTATCCCTATCATGCATCGATATTTTCTCTATATGAATCGATAACAACTCTCATTTTTTCAAAGACTTGATAAGGAGTTACACTTCTTGGAATTCCTAACATAATTTTTTGATCCTCAAACTGCTGTTTCATTTGTTGAGCTTCGGGATCATCAGAAAGTGATATCCTAGTGTAGAGTAATTTTTGCTTCTCAAGAAGGTCTTCAAGCATGTCTACAACTTCACTCCTTTCACTTTTTGATAGTGATGCAAATTGAGGAAGTACTTTATATAAACCCTCTTGTAAACTTACAACTGATTCTACTTCTTTTTGAACAATTTCGGATTGGAAAAATTTACCCATGTACGATCTCTTTTAAAATGGTCTTATATCTACTGACATCAATATTTAGAAAAGGTTCATATTTTTTTAAAATTAAACTTACGGATAACCACACTGGATCCGTAAGTTTTTTGTCAAACTGATTTCTAAACCGAACGACTTTATCCAGAATGATAAGAGTTTCTATAGAAATACTACCTTTTAAATATTGCTTTAGAATATCTGGATGCCCTTTAGTATAAGAAAAAATGGAATCAAATTTATTGTTACCAATAACACTTTCCATTTCTTGTTTAAACATATATGAAAGTGATTGTGTTCGTTTCTTCCATTCACAATATCTTCCTTCTCCGTTTTGAATAATTTCTTTAATCCAAATTTTAGAAGGATCTTCTGTAATAAAATTTGAAAGGAAATATTCTTTTATTTCAATGTCACTTTTTTGTCGTGACATTTTTTCAAAAAAGTACCTATCACGACGTTTGTTAAACGAAGTGATAGATGCATTTGTTTTACCCGAGTACTTGAAGTAATCATACTTTTCCTTGGTAAAATGATTTTTAAATGACAAATATGTTTGGTAAACTTCAAAGGGAGTCACTTTCATAGAGGCAATTTTGCTCTCGATACTTTTTTCATGTAATTTAGTTCTATTGCATCTCTCTTAAGTTTTTCTTTAAGAGGTTTTGTGACTAATTTAGAAATTAGTTCAATTTCGATATCTTTCTCCTCACAAAAAGAAATGATTGCTTCAATGTAATTGAATTCTGGATTTCTTTTTACAATACCTTCAATCTCTTCTGCAAATTTTGATGGTGAGATGAATTTCTCTGATGAGATTTGTTCAAATGTTTTTTTCATAATTTTCTAATTTTTCTGTTACGAACTTAACAATGTACTTTGATAATTTTTTAATGTAAGATCCTTTGTCATATTCTTCATAGACAACACAATCTCCATCCTCACATGCCATGATGATGACAAATTTCTTTACTATTATACCAGTCATCTCATATAACATGCAAGCGTATGCTGCACATTGTACAAAATAATGATCAATCCATTCTCTAGGTTTTGCTTTCTTGCTAGTTTTAAAATCTACGATTGCAAGTTCACCTTTATATTCAGCAATACAATCTACCGTTCCAGCAACTCCTAATTGCTTGCTATAAAGTGCTTTTTCTAATCCATAAATCTTATTTAGATTTTTTAATTCAGATTTTGCAATTTTGAATAAGAATTGTGATATTGGCAAAACTTCCGCATCACATTCTTCATTTTTGAGGAAAAATTCTGCCAAAGTGTGGAAGTCAGTTCCTCGACTTGTTGCCTGTTTCGTAATTTTGTTGGCTTCTACTTCACCAACTTTTTTTCTCCACTTAGCAAAAAACTCCTTATTATAGTGACTAATAACAGATGTGATAGAAACTAGTTTAAGGAGTTCTTTTTCTTTTTCTGAAATTTTGTAATAACGAACCCCATCAATAGTTTCCCTATCAATAGGAGGTAAATCTAACTCAACATGTTCAAACATTATAGTTGTAATTCATTTTTAGCATAGAGATAAGATTTAACTAAACCAGAACGGACAATATCATCAAGACCAAACTCAATAATATCAAACTCATTCATAGTATGAAGAATTTTCTTGAAGTCAAGAATACCATTCTTTTCATAAGTTTTAGTTAGATCTGTTTGAGTGGCATCACCACAAAATACAATTTTGGAGTTTTCTCCAATCCTTGTAATTATACTATCAAGTTCGTGAAAATTCAAGTTTTGACATTCATCAATAATCAAAATTGCATTGTCAAAGGTTGTTCCACGAATAAAGGATGTGGACCAAAAACTGATAGTTTCCTGTGCTTTCAGATTACCATACAGCATTTCAAAATCAGAATCTGTAGGCATCTCAAACATATATTTTACCATATTCTTGTATGGAATTTGGTAAAGTGCAGATTTATCTTCATGATCACCAGGAAGGAAACCAATTTCTCTAGTAGATACTAATGATCTAACAATATAGATCTTTTCATATGGACTTTTATCATCAAGAACTTCTTTAAGTGCAAGATAAAGTGCAATAAAAGTTTTGCCTGTTCCTGCACATCCATAAGCAAAAAGATTTTGACCTTTTTTATAAGCATCAAAAAACTTTTCTTGATTATCAGTCAATGGATTGATATCAACTAACAAATCAGAATTAATAGGTTTTCTTCTTTTCATCTGCTTTGCAGTCATTCCAACTCCAATTGGAGAATTATTTCCGTTCTTTCTATTTCTTGGCATAGATTAAATCTTCTTT